TTCTTTGCTTCTTTAATAGCTTTCTTTGCTAATCTTATTTGGTCTTTTATTCGGGTCATAATACGCTTGGTAGTAAGCAACAATTCCAGATGTGCTTGCGTTACCTTGTGATACCCAATCGTGAATGCATTCGTAAATGCTCTGGGATGAATACCTTGGTGATCCGTCTGAGCATATCTCAGGTCCAAATTTCTTGAGTAGGATGTTAAGTCCTTGTGTTCTCACGTCCATTCGTTCATCACTGTAACGCCAATCAATCTGCATATCCGTCATCGTCGTTCTCTGAAGTTAATACTCTGGCTTTTGTTTTGTTTACATGTTCGTCCCAAGGATGAACGTATTTGTATGCATCTACATTAGAATACACTTCACTCTCCAATGCACTGACCAGAGATTTAAGGTTTTTGACAATGAGTTTTAGTCGTTCTCTATCCATATTTATGTTACAGATGATAGCATCATAGCATAAAAAAAGAGGGGTTGCAACCCCTCTCTAGATATTTACGTTAAAATTTTTCTACATATTCGTTTACAATAAGTTTGGTTTTCTAAATCGCATTCGACTAAACATTCATAGTAGTCATCGAGCTTTTGATTTTCCACCTCCAAAGTGTCTACAGTAGTTTCAAAATGTCTCCACTGGTTAAGTTGAGATCTGGACAATAGATTGTGCATTAATTTTCTCCATGCAATAAACCATAATAAAGGGGAGAGAAGGGTTCATTTTTCCACCTCGCATAATTCTACCACTATTTATTTTTGGAACATTCAATTAAAGAAAAATTGCAACGAATATTATTGCCTACTAGTTTATACTCATAAAAAAAAGAGAGGGTCAAAACCCTCTCTGGATAAGTAAGTTAATCACTTTTTATAAAGTTGACCACGATAGCAGAATGTGCCATGGGTCTCTTTAGATTCTACACTACCTGTATCATACTTAACACCACGATATGTAGTGTGAAGAATCTGAGCGTCGTGTAGAGCAGATCTCTTGATGATCTGCTTCTTAATTTGATTAAGTGTGTTCATGAGTTACTCCTAAAGTAGTTGGATTTTAATCCGTTCCTTTAGTCGTTTGCGTCCCAAGGGTAGCAATCAGGTGTTGATTCCTTCATGACCTCAATCAATTCCACCTTCATTTCAGGAGGAATATTCTCGTTTGTTCTCATCCGAAACATAATTGCATCAGCTTGAGCACATGTGAGTGATGAATAGAATAATAATTCTAGCATGGGATGAACGGCTCCGTTCCGCGACTTACTTGCGTCTCCTAATTGAGTCCTAATTAAGTCAAAATTAGGAGATGAACGACAGGTCTATTATAGACCTCATACACTATTTAGTCAAGTAGTTCTGCATTATCGTTTTCTTTTATCAAATTGGAGACTACTTTCTCCGTACCGTCTATAACCTTAATCTGATATAGGTTAGACTTCATGTACTTTTTAATTTTTTTATACTTCTTTTTAACTTGCTCAATACCATCAAAGTTAATGTCAACACTCAATTTCTTGTCGCTCATTTCTTTTTCTTTTCCTTTGATTCACTACCAGGAGGATTCCACAGTTTAGGATTAGCAGTACCGGCAGACTGATACATGGTAATGAAACCAGTGTTATACTTATCCCAATAATGATCAAAGATATCTACCTTCTTACTAGATATGACTAGATCATATTTCTTAGCATCATCCTTGTAGTATTCCACAACGAAGCAAGTATTGGGAAGTGACTTGTCGTCTGCTAATTTAATATCACAATCCTCTTGTAGGATTCTTATTTTACTCAACTGCGACCTCCCCATGTGATGTCTGGATATGCTTCAGAAACAAGTTCTTTAGTAATCTTATACTTCTCTTCCAGTTTTTTATCCTTTACAAGGCACAAGATCTCTGCGTCAAGTGGATGTAGACCCTCAAGCATCTGAATGAACATGGTCTCTCTGCGAAGAGACTTAAGTTGGTCGTTACCACCCTTACAAAAATTATAGAACCTGGTAAATTCCTTTCGGATAGTAGTTCTACCTTTCTTCATATCACCAAGTCCCATAGAGTCACTCTGATAATATTCCATAGTACCAACTGCCTGAGCAATCTTGGTACTCAAAGTTCCAGTACTGATCTGTTCATCTCTCATACTAGAGTAAGGAACTTCCCCAGGAGGGAGCAAAGAAATCACACTCTCGTCAAAGTTCCAAATGAACAATGCCTTGAGAGAATCATGCTCATACTTTCTAAGGACTTCTATTCTCTTTGCTTTTGTCTTTTGCTTATTTACCAGAGCAAAAACTTCAAAGGTAAAAGGATTGGGTGGCAGTTCCAGTGTTGCTGGTGCTGCCTTCTGTCTAGGAGTAGACGCTTTCTTAATCGTCGTCTTCCTCGTCGTGGTCTTGGGTTTCGTAGTCATTTTCAAATCTTACAGCTAAAATTTCATCTGGTAATACATTACCATATTCATCCAACATTTCAGGATGAATGTACGGGAGTGCCTGCCTTTGGAATATTTCTCTTGCGATGAGTCCAATCAAACCACCAATAAGCAGAAATTGAACTGAAACAAGAAAAAACAGAGTTATAGTTGCAGCAGTCATAAACCTTCTCCAAGAGATATTTTTCTAATAAGTAAAGATACCTCAAATTTAAAATGAATCTCTCTTCCGAAAAGGGAGACCATCTTGGCGAACTTTATATAGTTGCCTTTTTGAGGTTTAGGTCTACCCCCCAATAGTAATTCTACACCTTTATTTATTGATAAGTCAGAGAAGTTTTTCTTCCCTGAGGAACTTGATTGTTTCACTAGATCCTCCAATTTTCTTTTGGTCCGCTAGAATTTGGGGAAATGATGTACCATGTCCGAATTCATTATAGAATTCATCAGGGGTGAAGTCTCTTCCAAGTTTATATTCTACAAACTTTTGTTCAGTTAGTGTGAGAACCTGAACGATCTTATCACAATATGTGCATCCTGGTTTTGAATATACAATGAACTTCATTGTTGCACTCCTTTCCAATCATTTTCAAAGATTGCCATTCCCATATCGGTAAGGATATGATCATGCATCTGTTCAAATATAGAAGGTGGCATAGTTACTACACTAGCACCATTATACCATGAACGGACAGCACGTTGCACACTACGAATAGATGCAGAAAGTACCTGAGTAGGAGCACCCTGGATACGATACAGTTCAGCAATGGAACGTACCACCTCCAGACCTGCTACTGATTGGTCATCCAATCGTCCTACGAAAGGCGACACATAATATGCACCTGCTCGTGCTGCAAGGATTGCTTGAGCAGCAGAGAAGATAAGAGTAACGTTAACACGGATGTTATTGTATGATAACTCGCTACAAGCTTTAATACCTTCACGAGTCATAGGAACCTTGACGGTGCAAGGAAATCCAAATGTTTCAAACAAACGACGACCTTCTGCAATCATCTCATCAGCATTACCCATTACTTCCATGCTGATGTCTCGGATACCCATGTCCTTGATTTCTTGATAAACATCATCAGGTTTCCGACCACTCTTCATAATCAGAGTAGGGTTGGTGGTAACTCCATCAACCAATCCTGTGCTGAAATACTTTTCAATGATGTCGGTGTCAGCTGTGTCTAGAAAAATTTTCATTTGATTATGTGTTAGTGTACCAGTTTTTAAAACTATAGGGACTGAATCCACCATAGTCAATGTCTCCAATTTGTTGAACACCAGATCCAGATGTTCATTTTAGAATCTGATTGAATTTTTGATCTGTTTTGAACGGCAGAGTTTTTGCATAATCCCAGAAAGGAGTATCATACTTAGATCCAAATTGATAGTGCCAAAGCACAAAGTTCTTGACCTGATTGATGTATTCTAAGATTTGTCTCTCCATTGCATAGATGCTGCCATTACCATTGACAATCGCATCATATAATCCTCTTGACCACTGGAGATATGTCTGAGTTGATGATGACTCCATTGGTTCAAGAAAGAACAAACGATTGCCATTCAGAAAGATCCGATCATCAACAATAGGATTCTTTGCAATATAGTTCTTGAATGATACGTGCTTCTTCACTTCAACATCAAACATGTTCAGAAAGTTCTTCTCTGCCTCTTCTTGTGATGTAATGTCACTGTTGTAACAATATCCAATACAATAATCATTAGATGGTGATGATTCGTGTGTAGGGATTACAAATGTCCAACCATCAGGAGTTGCAACATG